TATGATAGCGTACGCTTTATTTTGTAAGCCTATCGCTAACATAACACCGACTAAAACAGTTATCAACACACAAGAATGTAGAATTATACAAATCAAACCATCTGAAGATGAAGATGTGTTTCAATTTCAGATACTTGATGCACCACCTATAGCTGTTAACCAGGAAGACGATTAAGTTCGTTCCCATACCTGTACAAAATCACCTTTAGTTTTATTGAATCCACAGGTCTTTAATTTACCGTAAAGTTTTTCATAATCTACCCTATCTGGGTAATCTGTTTCGACTATGATCTTTTTTAATGGTTGTAAAGAAGGAGAAGAAGTAGATATATGATCTATCACTTGAGGTAAACATCCTTCACAATCGGCGACGATGGTGTTGAATTCTATGTCATATTTTCTCTGCAATTCATCATACGTCAAATTATCTATATCACATGTATCGTCGTTACATTCTACGGTGTATGTGGCGTAGTTATAGTCACCCTTAATTTTTTGTTTTGTGGGACCCACGGTTCCTACGAATACGTGTGCGTTGCCGTAGTTACACCCCTCCAAATTACCTTTTAAAGCGTTAGTCACCTTACTGTCAGGTTCGACGACAACGCAATCTCGTTCATCTTTTACGTTATCGAGTATTACCGCACTCACAGTTCCGTATCTAGCACCTAATTCTAAAACTTTATCACCTTCATGAATATACTCCGCGACCATATCTTGTTCCTGCTTTTCCACAGTTAAATGAGGAATCACCTTCCCATTTTCGTCTTTGAATGTACGATAATCTGTGGAATAAAATATAAAAATGCACAAAATCAATAAAAATAAGAGTGATGCATTCATCTAATGTACTGTGATATTAAAAAAAAGGGTTTGTTAAATTGATCAATTTTCCATTATCTTTTGTTTTCATGAATATAACTTCGTCGCATTCTCCACCCTTAATGATCATGACAGGTTCTCCGCATTCTGTACCAGGTGTTTTATGTCGATCACATGCGAGTTTCGTTCTCGCGGTGATATCCATGTTCTGGCTGTACCCTATAAAAGTTCTATCCACATTTCCATTCTTATCTATGGATTCTACTGTAGCCTTTACAGAATATGCACCGTAATCCCACGCATTATTTGTATCAATGGGAGGTGGAGGGTGATCTAATACCGCACGTCGACGCACTATGCGTTTTTTTATATTTAGAATCGGAGAAATTAAACCGTTTACTGCCGCAAACATTTAATAATATGTATCCGAGATTTTTTAAATTACTTTTTATTGACCATACTTTTCCGCTATGTATGATTTAATTTCCGAGTTATTATCTCCGTGAAGCTGAACTAATATATCTCCTCCGTATTTAGCTACCATCTTATGACGGTTTCGCTCGTGTTGTTCGGCGACATCATCCTTATTTTGACCGAGATATGGAACTGCATAACCATTTTCACACATCCATTGGTTTACATTGGTCCAGTTATCATCTTCACAAATCCAGACTTCCGCGAGAACTCGTCCGTATTTATCCCTCGGGTCGGATTCTGAACATCGAAGTTCTATGTCGATATCATCCTTTTCTGAAGCTACGGCTTTCATACACCATTCTTTGAGCACCTTTTTGGCCTGCTTACCAAAAACCTTTTCAATTTTATCCGAAGTTCTTGATTCGGGTGTGTCAATTCCCATGAGGCGAATGCGTTGTTTGGTACACACATCAAAACCTAGGTCAATAGCTACGTCGATGGTGTCCCCGTCGATGATACGACCAACGGAAGATACGCGGTACGTGAAGGGGCAACGTTCGGATTTATATGAAGACATATTGATTTAATTAGTATATAAAACTTTAATTATATTACCTTTTGAGCCTCCTCATCATGATCACGATAGCAATGATAGTGACAATGCTTACCAATATTCTAAACCTCATTTTAGATTCGGATAAAGATATATATCGTGGGTTAAATTGTGTATCAACTATTAGTTTGTTAAAGTTATTATTAAAATGTATATGTTCAATATTGTTTATGTTTTTATAGTCATATTTAGCACCGGTATCCCATAATGAAGAGTATCTATAAATACCAAAACCACTGAAGGCTGAATCAACGCGTACGTACCTATTTAATTTAGTTATAATTGGTATCAATTTATGTGTTGGAGTTACAGCTGATGTATCATAAGGTAAACCATTTCTCTCTGTGGACATTCCAAATATTCCATCTACATCTTTGTGAGTTTCCATATATTGAAACATATCAATGAGACCCTTTTCATCGTATTCTAAAAAGTCCATATCTAACATGCACACATAATCATAAACAACGCCCGAATTTATAACAGCGTCAATCCCCCTTTGACGAATGTACGCGAGACGACGAACGCGTTTGCTGCAATTGTCTTCGTTCCTACTACACAACTCAAGAGAACTTTTATTATCTAAATCTAGGGTGATGACATTTTTGATACCCGAATCTCTCAAAATGATCTTCGTATTGTCTGTACTGTTATTTTCAACCGCATAAATATCCTGGTTGTATTTTTTGATAGTGTTCATGTTCTTTTCAAGGTACTTTTCACCATCCTTCACGATAAACACAAATGCTATCTTCATACATTTAGCTTATAAATTATTATGAGTACACACGATAAAAAAAAGATCTTATAAGAAGTGATTCGGACCAGTTCGAGAACCTCCTTCACTTTTGATTACCATAATGTTGCTTTCCGATGAGTTGTTTAGTCGATTTATGTAATATACTTGCATTCGTGCATAGAACTTTAACAAGATCGATTTTTTGCTCTTCAGAGAGATCAGCAAAATGTTCGTTAACATCGGTTCGCGCTTTCAGAAGAAATTCCAAAGCCGTGTCATAATCATCCTCGATGATTTTTTCCCACGAAGCTTCGATGATGTATTTTCCGGACATAACCAACTTAAAAAACTTGGTTTAGTATAAGATATGGTAGTGTGTGTATATTCTTGTAACGACGCGTACAAGTACAAATTGGCAAAAACGCGCGAAAATGTTTTGAACGGTTTATACGAAAAACCTTTTGTGGAAAAACCTAAAAAAAAGTTTGACAATCCTCGACTTAGGTTTAGATTCCGAGAAGCGATCAAGGAAGCACATGAAATTTGTGATTCGACAAAGAATTCATATGAATGTGAGCTAGCATGGCACGAGGTTGACGAATTAGACGATGCCATGATGCGTCAAGGTCTTAAAGACTAGGATGTAGATTTAGAAATGGATATAGAAAAGATAGTAGATGAAATTTTTACAACACTAGGTCCGGGGTACAGTGAACGTGTGTATCACACAGCTGTGGAGGTGATGTTACGAGAACTTCACATTCCGTACGAGTCGGAACGTAATATTCAAATACCGTTCAAAGGACATATCATCGGATACCTGCGAGCTGACATTATTATAGATAATTCTACAATTCTAGAGTTTAAAACGATAAAAACACTCAACGAAGCTGTTGAAATGCAAGGTTTAAATTACCTCAAACTCACAGGGTTGAAAACGGCGTACCTGATAAATTTTCCACCATTTCGTGGTGCTCGGGTGGAAGTTAAAAAAATTTGTATAGAAAACGATGATAAAGAAAAGATATCATAGTTTACCATGGAATCTACAATCTCAAAGCGCGGACCTCTAGTCGTGGAATATAACGGTCGATTATTCATAGAACACTGTTACATCATAACTGAAAAAAATATTGAAAACATGTTGGAAAAAATCAAAGATATACCGTACACAAGGTTGGACCAAACTACCGAAACTTCGTTTGAACTAAAAATTTAATTACCAAGGAATATTTTGTGGATTAAATCTACATGAATTTTTTAAAAAAATTACAAAGTCATTTAAATCTTTTTCTGTTTGTACCACATTCAAAACTTGTTCTACAAACATATTATACCTATGATGATTACCGTCGTGTACCAACCTATTTTCACGTAATTGTAATTTATGTTTACCTAAATGTGTAGGCATGAGAATCAAATTATTACTTGAATTCATATCGTAATTAAATTTTTTAACGGTCGGGTGCACCCTAAATTGTTTAGGAATAATGTGATGATCTTCCACCAATCCCTTAAGATTCCATCGTGTTTTGAAAAAATCTCTCGACACGGACCTGTATCTCATACTATAGTAAATCACCATTTTAATTACGTACAAATTTCCTTATCATGTAGAATAAAAAAATCAAGAATAAAACCACACTTATATAGTCAAATACGACTTTGAGACGGTCAAATCCAGGTTGTACTTGTGTATCCATTTTTAGGGGTTTAAACATCAATTTATCCAGTATATAATAGGCCTCCCCCCATCCTTCTTTCGCATTTTCGGTTTCCGTAAATATCTGATAAGCCAACGGATACATATACGTGTACTTAGACCAAGTTCTATTGTGTTCAAAATCTACGTGACCCAACATAAATTTACGGTGTATCGCACTATCCATATACTTTTTATTGTAAATCACAGCCTGGGCACATGTCGTGTATAATAATCGCTGATGGTTATTGTGAAGAAGAACATCAATAGGTGACGGTATTGAAATCGGACCCAAATTATATATTTCTGGGTCGCGCTCATTCAAAAATGTGCGCAGATTATTCACGACGGTGGGATCCCTGATGCGTTCATCAAACTCACAATCATCTTCAAGTA